ACATTCGGCTGGTGAAGGATGACGAGTCCTTGGGCAAGGTCTCGGTGAGCAGAGAGTGGCTTGACCGCGAGCTCCTCAAAACTTATGACGCCCAAGTCACAGTCGGGTTAGGCAGTGTTGTGGATCGCAAACTGGGGCTTTCGGCTGCTCAACGACTGATAGTTGGCGCACCCAAAGTTAATGTTTGGGTAACTGAGAAAAGCGGCACGGAATCGGGGCAGAGTATTCGCCGAAAAATGCGTTTGGAAATCAACCGCGTCATCCGAGAGAACAGGACAAAGGTTTCAGGCATAGCGTATGTGGATGTGGTTTCTTTCCGTGACGTCGATCGGGTGGATGTGAAGCCTTTTGTTTGGCGAACCGAGTTTACCCTGAAAACTTGGGTTTTCGAGTATGTCACAGTCACTTAAGTGACATAGAGGTGAAAAATGGAATGTCGTATGGAGCGCATGAAACCAAAATCTACTATGTGCAAGAATCAAGCTACGGGGTGACACCGCCCAATCCCGCTATGTTGGGGATAGGTACAGCTGACAGTGTTGAGCCAGCCATAGACCCAGGCTTAGTTAAAGTTCGAGGCGTAGGCTCAAGAGACTGGGCTACCATTCGCAAAGGTTTGCGGCAAGTAGGGCTGAAAGTTTCTTATGCTGTGCCTGACACAGGAACCCTCAGCTTCCTACAGTACATTACTAACCTGAATTCTGTTAGCGTTGAAGTTATCTATCAGCATGCCAGCGGCGCAGTCATCGATTTACTGCATAAAGGCTGCAGGGTGGATAAGGCGACGGTTAGCTGCTCAATTGAAGATGTCGTCAAAGCTTCAGTGGATTTAATCGGTCAAGACGTAGTTCCCGGTAACGCCAAAATTGCGGGGGCAACCTACGCGGATTATGTCGGTGCAGTGCCCTTCTATGAAAGTTTTGTTAACAAAGGCAACGGCGACGGCTCGGGGCTTGCAGCTGTGGACCGTGTAACTGACTGGAAATTCACCCTTGAAAATAACCTAAAACGGGTGCCTGTTGTTGGAGCAACGGGTTATCTGCTAAAGTACCTGCAAGAGAGGCACCGCGGGCTTCTGGGCGAATTGACCTTTGAGTTTGAAAGCAAACAAGAATACGACGACATCGTCAACGACAGCGAGTTTAGTTTGCAGTTCGGTTTAGGCGGAGGCGCAACAGCCTTGTTCAAGTACTGTAAATGGGACAAAGCCAATGTTCCCGCGAAAATCGAGGACCTTGTTTCGCTCAAAGCCTCCTTTACCGCTAGAGACGTAATCATAAGCTAAAAGGCGAGGTGAAAAGAGTGCATCAACAAACCCTAACTATAGGTGAGGAATACGGCGCCGAATACCAAGGTACATACATCTTTACCGAAATCAGCTGGGCTAAACGCAGCCGCATCATCCAAAAACACACCACGTATCACCCGTTGACTGGGCAAGTGGTAAGCAGCGACTTTATCGCTATCCAAGCGGAAACAATCTGGGCAAGCCTTAAAGAGCAACCAGCCAACAAGCCGATAACTCTTGAAAGGCTGCTGAGTGAAAACGGAGACGGCGTCCCAATTGCCCTCGGAGAGCTACTAAGCAAAGTTACGAACGGGCTTAATGTTGTCTCGCTTGAGGAAACAAAAAAATCTTAAGGGCGATGAGACGCGGCAAGCCTCATCCTGTCATAACAGATTTTCGGCTCTGTAAAGAGTTCGGTTTATCACCTATTCAACTCGCTCAGCAGCCAGCCAAGAAAATGCATGAATTCCTCATTATCCTCGATGAGATAGACCGGCAAGCGAAAGAGGAATTGGAGAAGGCGAAGCGGCAAGGAAGCTTCAAGTAAAGCTGTCAAAAAACTCTCGAGGTGTTAATATTTTGGTTCTCTTAAACTTGCCCATACTAAGGAGGTGCTTGTCGCCAGTCACAATGACATCTGCGTTGGCCGCTAAAGCGCACTCCAGTATCTTGTTATCTTTGACGTCTTGGTTCACGGCATGTAGCTTTACTTCAGGCTTAACCTTTATGGAGTTTACTTTGAGGATTCGCAAAAGGTCTTTTTCATTCAGGCCTGTTTTTCTTATAACCGTTGAAACTTTAGGGTACTGTAAGACCTTTGATATTTCCAGTGCTATATCGTCACTGACATAAACGGTAAAGTTCTGTTTAGTCCTCAAAAACTGGTCTCTAAGCTTCTTTTCCATAAAGATTGAAATCCAAATGTTCGTGTCGAAGACTACTTTGACTTTCTTGCCCACTCGACTGCCTCGGCCACAAGCTTATCCACGTCAATGTCTTCTTCCTTGAGTATTCTGTCAATCCGCTCTCCTGCCTCTTCAAGGGATAGCCCTTTAACTTTCCTAAGCAATATGTCTCCGTCCCGGGTAAGCACTAACAGTTTCTCGCCGCCCTTTACGCCGAGCCTTTTGCGGATTTCTCTTGGAATAACGATTTGGCCTTTAGATGAGACTTTTATGACGTCCTCGATTTGCTCTTGCTCTGTCATAGCTTATTCCATAATTTCCAACAAGTAAATAAGTTTTTACATTTCCCAAGGTAAACAGCATGAGTGTTAACTTTTCAATCGAAGTAGAAACCGCAGAATTCTGTGCCGCAATTGAAAAGATAGACCAAACTATACAAGATTATGTTCAAGACGTCCTCGTGCAAACCGCAAACGCAGTAGCAATCCGAGCCAGACAGTTGGCGCCCGTTCGAACAAGACAACTTATGCAGAGCATCTACGCCATCGGTGCAGCGCAATGGGCGGTTAAAGTCGGCGCTTATGCCCCATACGCGCTTTTTGTGGAATTCGGCGCCACCCACAATCAACCGCGCTACTTTTTGACTCGGGCACTGCAGGAGAGTGTACCGCAGCTTCTCTCAGCCATCAGCATAGCGGTTCAGCGTGCTGTTGAGGAGGCGTCCCAGTGAGTTTAGGCGAAATAAGCGGAACAGTCCGCATGGTTAACGAGGCATCCCCGACCTTTGAGGCAATCAGCGCCGACGCAGCCAGCATGGGGGAAAACATCAGGGCAACCTCCACGGGTGCAGCCATGAGTTTTAACCAAGTCGGGGTAGCCGCCTCACAGATGGGCACTAACGTGCGTGGTGCAAGTTCCAGCTTCAACGAGATGCAGGCGTATGCGGAGTCAACAACCGTTAGCCTTACCAAAGTGGCGGGTGGCATACGGGAAACAGCCTTAATGGGAAGTCAACTAACTACGCTTGCCCAAGATTTCGGCGTTATTGACTCACAGTCCAGCAAGTACATCCGCACAGTTCTGCTTATGATTCAAGTCGTCTCTAGCTGCGCTAAAATGTACAACTTCTTAACGGTAATGACGACAGGGCAAACCGCCGCCGTTGCGATCCAAGGAGCAACCGAGACCGCTACCGCTGGCGCCCTAACCGCTTCCGGCAGCGCATTAAGCGTCAAATCAGCTATTACTTCAGTGGCAACCGGCATCCAAAACGCCCTAAACATCAGTCAAGCCACCTTTCTGGCATTAACAGGCGTAGGCATCGGCGTAATTATAGCCGCTGCGGCTGCCATGGCTTACTTTGCTTCGCAGATGAACAAGGCCACCGACAGCGTCAACGCCTACAACTCCGCCGCCGCTCAGACGCCAACCCAAACAAAGAGCATCATTCGTGCAGGGGAACAATCCCTGTACCGCAGAGGTGTAGAGTAGGATGGCTGCTCCAAGTGTTGGCATCCCAAAGATGACTGTTGCCCTCGGCACCATCGGGGTTCCCCAAGCTGACGTGGTTGATTGCACGGTGCATCTGGGCGCAACCAAAGAGGTCAGCAGCTGGGAGATGACCTTGCAGAATTTTGACGGCAAGTACAGCCCAAGCGGAGCTTACCCGCTCAGTGTGGGGCAAGACGGCTACATCTGTATCGGCAGAGGCGCCAATGTTCCCCAAATCATCACGACTCGAACGGAGAGCGTCAGCTACCAGGTTACGCCTACCGAGAGTTACGTTAAAGTTTCGGGGCGTTGCTGGGGTGAGAGGCTTTTCCGTCGAGTCGTCACCAAAACCTACAGTGCCCAAAAAGGGGAAGCCATCGTTAAGGACTTGCTGGACTACTTTGCAGGCATAAGCCATATTCGCGGAAGCCTAGAGCTGGTTGAAAACACTGATACCACATATACGCTTTTGGAGTATATGGATTCGCCTGTCTGGGACATCCTCAAATACATCGCCCAATCTGCCGACAAAGCAGGCGTCATCGGCTACGATTTCCGTGTGGCACCTGACGGCAAGTTCGAGTTTTTCCCCATGTACAGCAAAACCAACCCAACTGACTTAACCGACCGTATTGAGCAGATTGAGAACCGCACCGACATAACCCGTGTCCGCAACAAAATCACCATTTACGGGTTAGCTGACAAAAGCGTTCCGACCGATAAAGTTAGTTGGACACGCAGCCTTACGCCTTCGGACGGGGTGTGGCAGCGGGACACGGGCACGCTCTCGGTGGATGCGTCGGGTGCACCTGACGGCGGCGCCTGCATAAAAAACTCGGTTACCTCAAACTATTGGGGAGGCTGCTACTTCGAGCTTAACTCGGGCAAAGAATTAGACTGTGAACTCTACCCGCTCTTGGACTTCCAAGCCAAACTTGCAGACACCTACTCGGGAACTGGCCTTGTGATTCTGTTCGATACGAGTCTGCGGTTGGCAAGCAAGAAAATCTCGGTTTCCCCTGGAGACGGCCAATTCCACGGAGTAGAAGTCGGCGTCGGCTCAGCGTACGCTAACCAATGGGACTATGTACAGTCGGGTTTTGATTGGACACAGGTTAAAACTGTCCGTTTTACTTGGTATTTTTCGCAGGGCGTCGGTAGCGGGGACTTTTGGCTGCATGGACTCTACTTTGGCGGTCGCAGGTACTCCGCTGTTTTGGAAGATGCGGCAAGTCAAGCTGCGTATGGTTTGCGGGAGTACAGCGAAACCGATGAGGAATTGTGGAGCGATAACGAATGCA